GCGGGCGCGTTGAGCGTCAGGTTCTGGTATACGGATCAGCGGGGCTGGGTCAGGCTGCTTGCGCTGCATCTGCTGCAGCAGGACCGATGGTGCTTCTGCGATGGGCAGATCGTCGGGTGATCGATCTTTGAGCCATCTGTAGGCGCCGGTCATGGGATGAGCGCCGGCCACTACGGACTGGCAGCCAGACCAGCGCAGTTCAAGCTGTTCGCCCTTGATGGAACTGCGCAGCTTGGTGGTCTTGATCGTGGCCCAGAACGGTTCGGGGACCTGGTAGATGATCTGCAGGCGCCCGTCGCGGCCAGAGGTGACCGCCCAGGACTTGGGCAGATCACGCAGCGGCGCGCCGATCTGCTCGAGGATTTCAGATGCGCCAAGGCCGTCGTGATCGACGAACAGCAGGCCGCCGGATTGGGGACCGGCTAGGACGCCGATTGCAACGGCGCGGCCGGCGCTGATCTCAACGGCGAGGTGATTGCGCGAGATTGGGGTTTTCTGCCATTCCGGTTGATAGGGGCGTTTGTCGTTGCCGACTGCTACAAGTGCCCACGCGGAAGGAAGCCGCTCGAGCTGAGCGACGAGGCTGATCGGGTCCATGCTGGCCTGTGGGGTCCCGAAGTTTAGCTAGAAGGTAGGCAGGTTGGAGAGTAGATCTTCAGCATCTGAAACAGACCGCGCGACGCCGGCGACTCCACCGGCACCACGCACCACGCCCAGCCAGGCCTGCTGCTCTGGTCTGAGCCGGCCGGTGGGCGTCTTGACCTCGATGCTGGTAAACACGGCAATGCGCTGGCCGACCATCTGAGGGGTCACCACCACCGTGCGCCAGCCGATCAGATCAGCAGACCCACGAGCCAGGCCAAACGTCACCAGCCGGCCGGTGCGGGGATCTGGCAGGCTGCCCACCTGATTGCGGAACAGGCGCAGATCAGATCGGGAACCGACCGCCAGGCGTATCTGTTGCTGCAGGGTGGTTTCGGCGTTGGCCATCCTTCACCGACCGGGCATAGAGCACATGCTTGGCCCACGCTACGGGGTTTCGCATATTGCGGGCATGGCCGATGGCGATGAGCTGCTGGAGGGTCTGCGCTTTGCCTTGTTCGCGGCGGCGGAGCTGCACATCGATGCGCTTCAGCTCTTTTAGCTCGCCGTCCACCTGCTGCATGGCGCGGCGCGGCTCTGGCACGCAGTTGGCTCCGCACACCGGGCATTGCGGCGCCGGCCTGAATGCAGCGAAACACGACGGGCATGTGCGGACTGATGGCGATGGCTGGCTGCCGCTTGCGCGCTTGGCACCATGATCGAGCGACCACTGGCGGATGTCATCAGGGAAGCCATGACGGGTGACGTTGCCGACGTGATCGAGGATGATCGCGGCATTCTTGCCTGGGGCTGGCCGCAGAACGCGACCGACCTGTTGGAGATATAGGCCGAGCGACTGGGTGGGTCTGAGCAGGATGGCAACGCTGGCGGCCGGGATGTCGAAGCCTTCAGAGACGACGTCAACCGTCACCAGCACGTGGATGGCGCCAGCTGCAAACGCAGCGACCACGGCATCCCGATCTGCCGTGCCGCCCAGCAGCAGGGCTGCGCTGATCTTTGCCGTCGCAAATGCGTCTCGAACCGATTCAGCATGAGCGACGTTGCAACAGAACGCGATCGCCTGCTGTGCATCCGCTAGACGGTGGTAATGGTGGATGGCATCACCGGTGACCGTTGGCCGTGTCATGGCGGCCGCGGCCTGGTCGTTGGCGTAGTCACCAGCACGGCGGCGCAACTGCGACAGATCGGCCACCATGGGCGGCGCAAAGATCCGCGCGGGTGACAGGTAGCCGGCAGATGTGAGCATCTGCACTGATGGTCCTTCGATGAGCGCGTCGAAGCTGTCGCCAAGGCCGCGGCCATCAAGGCGGCAGGGTGTGGCGGTGACGCCAAGACGTAGCGCACCAGGCCAGTGACTCAGGATGCTCGACCACGAGCCAGCGGCCGCGTGGTGTGCTTCGTCGATGATGATGAGGCACGGCTCCCAGTTAATCGCGGCGAGCCGGCGGACAAGCGTCTGCACAGATGCAACCTGCACCGGTTGCTGCGATGGCTCGATGCCAGCGGCGATGATGCCGTGCTCGACGCCGGCGGCGGTGAGTTTGCTGCTGCCCTGATGGATCAGTTCACGGCGATGCACAAGGATGAGCACCTTGCGGCCGCGGGCTGTGGCGCTGGCGGTGATGGCCGCCAGGATGACGGTCTTGCCTGCCCCGGTGGGGGCCACCAGCAACGGCGCACGGGCACCTGAGCGGTAAGCGGCGCGCAGATCGTCGATCGCGCGGTGCTGGTAGGGGCGGAGATCCATCACAGCAGCGCTGCCTGCGTAGTGGCCTCGCAATCGTTCAGGTTTTTGACTGCGCAGTTGAAGTAGCTGGGCTTCAGCTCGAAGCCAACGAACCGGCGGCCCATCTGCAAGCTGACGTAGCCCTCGCTGCCGATGCCAGCAAACGGGCTCAGCACCAGATCGTCTGGGTTACTCCATAGCTGCAGGCCACGACGGATCACCTCGAGTTGCAGCGGGCAGATGTGCCGCTCGTCGTCGTTGGCGCGGGCGCTGCGGTATTGCAGGGTGTCCGATGGGTTGATGTCCATCCAGACCGGGCTGGCGTAGCGCTGCCAGATGTTGATGCTGTCCTTGATGGCGTCGCCTGTCTTGACTGGTGGGTTCTCGCCAGCAAACTCAGTAAACGGCCCTGCGCATGGTTCAGGGTTGTCGCCTAGCTTGCGCACCGTGACCAGGTAGTCAGGGATGCCTTGGCGGCTCAGGGCTGAGTCCTTGCGGATCTGCTTGTGCAGCAGGCCGATTGCCTTTGTGCGCTGCATGGCAGTGACGGGGTCCTTCCAGATGCAGACCTCTGAATGGAAGACAAAGCCAGCGGATTGGAAGATGCGCAGCATGTCGCCGCGGAAGTCCTTCACGCCGATGAAGCCGTCGCGCTCTTTGCTGCTGGGCAGATTCATGCAGTGGAAGCTGATCAATCTGCCAGGCATGAGCACGCGATGCAGCTCCTTAGCCAGATAGACAAAGTGATCGAAGAACTCCTGGTCGTTGCGGCTGTTGCCCATGTCGCGGTCGCTGTTGGAGTAGGTGTACAGCGACGCGAACGGCGGGCTGAAGATGCTGTAGTGAATGCTGTCTGAGTCGAGCTGCTTGATGCTTTCAACGCAATCGCCCATGTACATGTCCCAGTTGTCGCCGGACTTGTGTTCGGTGATGTGTGGAGCTACTTGGCGCTGGATCTTTTTGAGTTGTTCCATGGTGGTTTGCTTCATGATGGTGACCATTGATTCAGCCATTGCGATGCTGTCCGCTTCCTTGCGGCGGATGTTCTCGATGACGCGACCCTCAGCCACGTCGTAGATGATGTGCGCGTTGACCGGCTGCTGCTGCCCGAAGCGCCAACACCGGCGGATGGCCTGATAGAACGCCTCGTAGCTATGGGACAGGCCAACAAAGGCGACGTTGTGGCAGCCCTGAAAGTTGAGCCCGAAGCCGAAGATGCTGGGCTTGCTGACCAGCACGCGGATCTTGCCATCTTGAAAGTCGATCGCGGCCTGCTGCTTGTGATCGTCATTGTCGCTGCCTGACACCTCAACTGCGCCATCGATCGCAGCAGTGAGCGCTTTGGATTCATCGTTGAGATCACACCAGATCAGCCATTGCTCAGTGCTGTCATTGGCCAAGGCAGCGGCTGCATCGACGCGCATCTGCAGTGATGCCTTGCGCACGTGCCGCTGATCGCTGAGGGTGCGGGCTTCCATGGCGAACAGCGCCATCTGGCCAGCGTCGTCGGCCATGGCCTCGCGTGGTGTCTCGACGGTGCAGTCATTGATCTGCAGGTCAGGCAGGATGAAGCTGCCGTCGTCGTAGCCCAGATCTGACGGCTTGCGGATCGTGACCGCCCAGCTGCAGACCCACTCCCAGAACTTGGACTGTGCGTGCCCCTTGAGCCGCCACTTGCTGGTGTCGCCGCCGTCATGAACGAAGAACATAGCCAGCATCTCGGTCCTGGTCATCACACCGATGAACTCGGCATGGTTGCCCAGCTCCATGTGATCGTTGGGCGCTGGCGTGGCCGAGCAGGCCAGCCGGAATGGCGTCTGCGCGAACGACTCGATGATCTGATTGCGGATCTTGCCGGTGTACGCCTTGAGGATGCTGCTCTCGTCGAGCACCACGCCAGCGAAGCTGGGCGGGTCGAAGTGGCCGAGCTTCTCGTAGTTCGTAATCGTGATGCCGGGTTGCACGTCGGCCTGGGTTGCAGCAAACGCGCAAGGGATGCCGAACTTGCCGCCTTCGCGGACGGTTTGGTGGGCCACGGCTAGTGGTGCCAGCACCAGCACGTTGCCGCCTGTGTGCTGATGCACCTGATGCGCCCATTCGAGCTGCATGGCGGTTTTGCCCATGCCGCAGTCGGCCCAGATGCAGAACCTGCCAACGCGGCAGGCCATGGTCACAATGTCCCGTTGAAACGGGAACAGCGGCGCGGTGAATTGCTGCGGATCGAAACCGACCGCAGGGCAGGCAGTGGACTTGGAAGCTAGGAAGTCGGAGTAGGTCATGGATCGCGGCAACGTTGCGAACCTAGCAGCACATGGGCGCAAGTGCTAGCATCGAGCCGTAACTCGCTATCTCCCATGGAGAACGCCAACTACCACGCGCACCCGGCCGTGAGCAAATCAGGGCTTGACCTAATCGCTCGTAGCCCGCTGCATTACTGGGCGCGCTACCTCGATCCGAACCGCGTGCCGACTGAGCCGACGGCCGCAATGCAGCTTGGAACTGCATTGCATACACTCGTGCTCGAGCAGGATCAGTTCGAGAATCGTTACGTCACGGCGCCGGTGGTCGATCGCCGCACCAAAGAAGGCAAAGCCCGCTGGCTCGAGTTTGAGGCCGAGGCTGCCGGTCGCGAGCTGATCAGTGCCGACGATCGCGCCACGATCAGCCGCATGGCTGAGGCCGTCTGGCGGCATCCAGCCGCGGCGATGCTGCTGCATTGGCAGGGCAAGGCTGAGACCACGCACATGTGGACCGATGCCACCACTGGCGTCGAATGCAAGTGCAGGCCAGACTGGCTGACCAATGACGGCAACCTGATCGTTGACCTGAAGACGACAGAAGACGCCAGTCCGCGGGGCTTTCAGCGCAGCGTCGCGAACTACCGCTACCACTGCCAAGCGAGCTGGTATCTGAACGGCATCGAGGCCGCAACTGGTCACCGGCCGGATCAGTTCATCTTCATCTGTGTTGAAAAGAAGCCGCCGTTCGCTGTGTCAGTCATGGCAGCCGATGCGGAGATGATCCAGATCGGCGCCGAGACGGCTGCGCGTGACCTTGAGGTGTACGCCACCTGCAAGGCCGCTGATGCGTGGCCGAGTTACAGCGACCAGATCGAGCCGCTCAGCCTGCCTGCATGGATGCGGCCGCGAGCTGATGGTTCACTCCCTAACCCACCTGAGATCGAGACCTACTGATGGAATCCACAGCACTGACCACCACCCAACCGGCAGGCTCCGTCTTTTCGGGGATTCAAGCGTTCGAGGATGCCCAACGCATCGCCAAGGCATTGGCAAGCAGCACGCTGATCCCGCCGCAGTTCCAAGGCCAGCAAGGATTCGCCAACTGCCTTGTGGCGCTTGAGATCGCCAACCGGATGGGCATCAGCCCGTTTTTGGCCATGCAGCACCTGCATGTGATCCACGGCCGGCCGAGCTGGTCCAGCAGCTTCATCATCGCGATGGTCAACGGCTGCGGCCGGTTCAGTCCGTTGCGCTTTGAGATCAGCGGCGAAGGTGACAGCTTGGCCTGCTATGCCGTCGCGACTGATCTGGCCAGCCAGCAGGAGCTGAAGGGACCGACTATCACAATGGCGATGGCCCGCAAAGAGGGGTGGTCCACGAAGTCGGGCAGCAAGTGGCAGACGATGCCTGAGCTGATGATTCGTTACCGGGCTGCAGCGTTCTGGGGCAGGCTGTACGCCAGCGACATGCTGCTGGGGATGCAGAGCCAAGAGGAAGTGGTGGATATCGAACCGGTCAAGGTGCGCACCGCTGAGCCTGAGCTGCCCAAGACGAGCCTCGACGATCTGAACGCGCAGATTCCCGTCGAGCCTGAGCCTGAACCGGTGGAGGTGATCAGCGATGAACTCTTCTGATTATTTGACCGGTCCCCAGCTGGCTGAGCGTTGGGGGTTGCATCCAGACACGCTGATGCGCTGGCGCAAGGCGGGCAAAGGTCCGCCGTATTTCAGAACTCCGGGATTCGTGCTCTACCCCTTGGCCGAGGTGGAGCAATACGAAAAGGCCAACACCATTACCCACGATCAATCATGAGCTTCAAAGCAAACGGCGCACTGTTCCGCAACACTGAAGAGAAGCTGCGCGCCCGCCTGGGCGATCGCTTCGATGCGTCGAAGAATTATCCGATGTATGACGGGGTGATCAGCGTCCCGGCCGACCAGGCCTATGCGCTGGCCAACTACCTGATGAACGCGCAGCCGAACGATCGGGGCAACATCCCGATGCGGATCAGCGGCTGGCGGAAGGAACCACAAGGCGGCGGCGATGCGTATGTGTCGATGTCGATCGAGCCGGACTACAAAACCCAGAAGGCGATCGAGGAAGCTGCGGCCACGACGGTGCCTGCTGCAGCCGCCAGCCTGGCTCAGGCCACCGGCGGCACGGTGATTCAGGCCGACGTGTTCTGATTCATCAGCATCAGCTCCAGGCGCGCGATCTCATGGACCGCCGCTTGGAGCATTTCCTGCTGGCGGTAGTTCTGCCGCAGCAGTTGCGCTGCCAGCTTGCCGACGGTGCCATGTTCGGCCAGGCCGCGGCAGTTGCTTTCAAGTTTGAACAGCCGCTCTGCTGGGATCTCGACCTGCATCCATTTCCCGAAGTCCATCGATCTGGGGCAGTTGCCCCATGTTGCCCATGATTTGCCCAGACTGTTGCAGCAAGAACCACAAGGTCCCGGTCACCAATGGCCAGATGGATGATCAGATCGTTCGCAAGCGTGTCTGCGGCGACTGTGGCCATGTCTGGTTCACGGTCGAGGTAGAGGTGCCCAAGTATGCGGTCGGCTGGTCGTCAGGACTCCAGCGAAAGCCCGTTCTGCGCGTGCCGGCTGAGGTGACCACTGGCATGGTCCGCATCGGGGCGAGCCATGAGGAAGCGCAGGACTCAATCCAGAACCTGCTGGATGCCAACCGTCGAAGGTCGGAAGCCGCCGAACTGCGGCGCAATGCAAAGGAATGTGACAGCGAAGGGTGACGGCACGCCGTCTGCGGTGTATTGTTTGCTCACGGCCGAGAGGCCACCACCCACACCACCATGATCACCAATCCTTGGATCAACCGCTTCGCCGCCTTGGCGCTGCTGTTCATGATGTACGCCGTCGGCATCAGCGTCGGCCGCGATCAGGCAATGCAAGTGCATTACCAGCACCCTGCCTGCCATCAGGGGCTGAAGCCATGACCCCCCGCCGCTTCTACTTTCAGATTCGCAGCGCCAATGTGATCGAGGCGATCACGGCGCACACCCTGACCGAAGCCAAACAGATTGCCGAGCAGTCCGGTTGGCTGCCTTGGTGGTCTGAGATCGAATGGCTCAACCCTGAAGCCGTCACCGACCCTGCAACCTATGAGTGACACCATTGGCGCCATGCTCCCATGGGCATGGCATGAAGAACCAGACGACAGCAAACACGGCGAAGGCATCAGCCGGCCGCGACATGGCGCTCAGACGCGCGAGTACCGCGTGCTGGTGCGCAAGGCACACACGCAGCCGATGGTATGGATCACGCAGGCTGAAACCAAACGCCACGCGCTGCGGTACGCGCAGAACCGCTGGCCGAACGCCACGGTGGAGGTGCTGCCATGACCGACCACATCCGCGCGAAGCTCGAGGCCCTCATCAGCGACTCGAGCATGTTCAACGCCGGCCAGCTCGAGGAACGCCGCCGTGTTCAGCTGCTGCTGACTGCAAGGGTGGACGAGCTGCGCAGCGGTCCTACCGTGCCGCAGGTGAGCGCGATTTGCGCTGAACTGCTCAGGATCCGCCAAGCCCTCGAACCATGCTGAACAGCAGCCAACTCGAACAGCAACGCGCCGACATGCTTGAAGCGCTGTATCACGCGAGCGGCCGAACCTGCGGCACCTACACCGGGCTGTGGCAGGAGTTCAGCCGCGACATCGCTGCCAACTTCCGCGACACCGACTACGCCGACCTTCACGCCGCCTGCGTGCTGGCGATTGGTGAAGCCGAGAGTCACCTGGCCGATAAGCACGCGCAGCAATGCATCCGCATCTGCCGGCAGTTCTTGCTGAGAGGCAAATGGCTTTGATCCGTTGGATGTCGAGCCATCAGACGGCTCGCGAGCTAGGCATCTCTGTACGCACGTTGCGCCGGTGGCGCGAGTCTGGCCGGCTCAAACCTGGCGAGCATTATCGACGCAAAGGACCATCGCCTGACAGCGACGTTATCTACAACGTGGCTGCTTGCGTGCAGACCATTGACGACTTCACGCGCGATCGCGCCATGGAGCTGGGGCATGTCTGATTTGATCAACCACCCCGACCATTACCGCCAGGGCGACGGGGTCGAGTGCATCGATGCGATCGCCGCAGCGCTGACGCCTGATGAGTTCAGGGGATTCTGCAAGGGCAACGTGCTGAAGTACGTCTGGCGCGAACGGCACAAAGGCTCTTCGGAATCCTTAAAGAAAGCCCGGTGGTATCTCGATCGCCTTCTCGGCACCATGGAGCCATGAAACTGCCGCACCTCAACTGGCTCGAGCGCTGGGCGTTGCGGCTTCTGCACCGCAGCCCGCGGATGGCGCTGGTCATCGCCAAACCGATCAACAGCACCCTGATCTCATGGTCGGCGCTTGAGGATGACGAGCTGGCCATGGTGATCGCTGAGGATCTGCTGCTCATGCCAGACGATGACGAGCCGCTGTCGATGCAGCTCGAGCGCATCTATCACCAGCCGTCTTACGGCGAACGCGAATGATCAGCCTGTACGCCGGCCGTCTGCTGCTGGTGTGCACCTGCAGCTCCCGCAACTGGCAGGCGCATGTCGTGCTGGGTCCAAAGCCTGAGCTGCAGATCAAGACTGATACAGGCACCGTTCACTTGCCCACGGCGCTCGAGCGGGCGCAATCGGTCTACCGCATGGCGGTGACGCAGCTGCGGCCTGCTGATGCGCCGCGCATGTGCTGGGACTGCCTGCAATGGGACATGCGCATTCAAGGGTGCGACCTAAACCTGCCGGAAGCTAAGCGCAGCGGCGGCCGCTATGCGCCGCGCTGTGAGATGTTCCAGCCATGCCGCGCGAATGGGTGACCGCCACGCGCGAGCCGTGGTGCCCACTGATCAAGGAATGCCTAGCCGCGATCGATCGGCACAACCGTCTGTTTTTCCAGACCGGCGACCGCTGGCATCTGCTGCAAGCCGAACAGCTGCGGCAGTATGTGATCGAGCTGAAGGACTGGATCAGCGGCCATGAGCGAAGCGCAGGTGCTGAGCCGTATTGACCGCGACGGCGGCTGGATCGAGACGTTAGAGCCAGAAGGCGGCGGGGAACTGTACTACCGCAGCTGTGCCCACGGTATGTGCCGCTACTCGAGCGACCTATGGCAGGCTGAGCTGTATCTGGATCATCTGCTGGCCCGATGAACGCCCTCGAATTGGTTTATCTGGCCGTGATGTATTGGATCATCTGCGGGCTTGTCATCCTGCTGCTGAGCAAGATCTGCCCATAAAAAAAGGGGGCCGGAGCCCCCTGCGTCAGACGAACCATTCGCTGAGCACCACGGCCAGCGCGTCCTCCAGCATCTGGTCATTGACGCTGGCGAACAGCTCGCCGAGGACCAGCAGCGTGATCGTGAGTTGATTCATTTGTCGATGTGCGGGTGGGTCGGGATCACTCCCGATGCGGCGATTATACACCGCGCGTGGTGTGCCTGCTACTGATCGGCCAGCCACTGGGCAATCGCCCACTCGCTGAATGCCGACCAGAACGGCTGGGCGCGATACCAGTCGATCCATGGTTTGTGGCCTTTGCGGCTGTTGCAACCGAGGCAACAGGCGACCATGTTGGACCGCACGGTGAGGCCGCCGTGCACCTTTGGGATGACGTGATCGAGCGTCGGGCTGCGGCCCAGCTCGTCGCCGCAGTAAGCACAGCGATAGTTCCAGGCGAGTAGGACCTGATCGCGCGCTGAGCGTCGAGTGACGAGCCTGGTGCCATCAATGTGCGCTTTGTCCACTGAGATCCGGCGGCAGGGGCATGGCCTGAACCTCAAGGCTCAGGATGTCGTCGTCGTCGTGAACGTGTTCCGCTATGCGGCTGTAGACATCAGCGGGTAGGTTCTCAGGGTCAGCGTCTGAGCGCACCACAACGGTGGCCTTGACCTCGACGATGAACGCCTGCATCGGTTGGCCGCTGCTGCCCCAACGGTAACGGGCGCGACCCGATCGCCCGGAATGTGACGGATTGTCAACAGGCCACCCCGATCAGTTGCGGGACACTGCCGGCGGTGTATGATTCACACATCGACAGCCACCCACTCCGATGACCACCCCCCTCGCAATGCTCGCTGCCTCCCCCACCACCATGGCGGTGCGTTGCCAGTCCTCCTGCATCGCTTCTGTTGCCAGCGACATGGCCGCCTATGACCGCTGGTCTGCCAACCTCGACCGCTGGATGGCTCATCCCCAGTTCGACATGGCCGAGTTCAACCGGCTTTGCCGGGTCTACAGGCTCGACTGAGCCTGTCCGACGCTCCTCCTACGATCCACCCATGACTTACATCCTCGACCTCGGCCCGTGGCACGTCGGGCCGTTCCCGACGCACATCGCGGCGCAGCACTGGGCAGAGCGCCATGGCGTCGATGACTATCGGATGATCCCGCTCGACGATCCAGCTGAAGCGCCGATCAGGATCGCAAGGCTCAATAATCCCAGCGCACCCTAGGCCGGCCTTTGCGGATGCCGAGATGGATGAAGCCCTTAGGCGCGCCATAGCCGACGCTGAACGGCCACTCTCGATCGACCCATGCCTGCACCTTATTGATGTCAGCGCCATGGATGAAGAAGTCCACCGCGCCGACGCTGGGCGCGTCATAGAGGTGCTCTGATCCGCTGGCGCCGCCAACCGAGCGATTCACGGCCGGGGGCCGAAAACCACTTGTGATCACGATCGGCTTGCCGCCGAACGCTATCCGCACCCGCTCGAGGAACGCAGCCAGCTCAGCGGCGGTGTCCAGCTGATGCTGATGGTCGAAGCGGCGCGCCTCCTGGTCAAGCGCGAACTCACCCAGTCGGATGTGCGGCGTGATCCGCAGATCAAACGAGCTGGCGGGCGTGAGTTTGGCAGGCTGCCGTTCAATCTCGACCACCTTCAGGTGTCCCTTCGCCCACAGCTTGCCCTCGGCCTCGCGGCGACGCCTCAGGCCAGCCTCGACGTTGGTGCCGGGGTTGCGGTAGAGCAGCATCGCGGCCGGCACCGCGTCCCAGTCCTTTTCACGCAGCTCGCGGCTGATCGTCTCGAACCCGGCAAAGCCGTAGAAGCCACTGCCCAGGTTGTAGGCAAAGCTCACCAGCGCGCACTGCTGGTGATCGGCCATTTCGCGCCAGTGGGGCACCGTCTCACGCAGTTTTGCGGCGATCCGGTCCACCTCCTGCCGCAGCAGCATGTCGGCCTCGACCCGGTTCAGCTTGTCGCCTTTCTTGACCTTCCGGCCGTCGCCGTAGCGTGTCGTACCCCAGCCGATCGTCCACGGCTCGCCGCCGCTGGCCGGGTCGGGGTAAGCATCGAGATGACAGCCCTCGAACTGCTGGATCAGCTTCAGGGCATCGCTCAGATCAACCTGTTTGCCGTCCTGGCTCCAGGTAGCGAACCACAACCGATCGCGACGCATCGCGGCGGCGTAGCCATTGACGGCCAGATCCTGCTCAAGTTGCTGGATCGCTGCAGCCTGATGCGGTTGGTTCTTGTAGTAACGAAACAGCGACTCGAGGGTGATCGGCGCGGTGTTGGCCACGATCAGCGGCGCTTAGGGAACATCAGTCGCGCAGCCTGCAGCAGCAGCTGAATCCAGCTGTTCGACTTCAGCGGGCTGATCGCAATGATCTCGCTGCCAGCAGCGATGACGATCGCGATGATGGCGGCGGTTTGCGCGTCCATGACTAACCGTGTGGGCGTGCCTCTAGCGTAGCCACCCGCTGCTCAACGCCATTCAAACGGGCAAAGGTTTCTTTGCGGTCTGACTTGATGTCGCCATGGAGCACCTCAAGCTGCGTGGCGATGTGCTCCACTGCAGCGGTGAGCCGGATCACTGCATCACGAGCCTCGTCGCTGCGGCGGCTGAAACCCATCGCGCCCATCGCGGCCACGCTGATGGATGCCCCAGCAACAGCAGCGATCAGCTCGATCATGCACTCAGGTTAGCGCCTACTGCCATGGCATCCCGCTGGCTTTGCTGGGATGACGCTGCTCGTCAAGCTGCGCCTGCAGGGCGGCCTCGATCTCGGTGACCTTCTCGGCACCAAAGGCATCCTGGACCCAGTCGATCACCATCTGCTCAGTCAGGTCGGCATAGGGGATCAGCTTGTCCGGGCGCTCAAAGCCCAGTGACCCGTAGGCCGAACTGGCATAAGTGCCATCTGCAGCCGAGAGCGTCCAGTGTGCGATCAGTACGAACCCGTCGGCGGTTTCTCGCTCCAGGTTGGCAATACCCCAAGTAAAAGTGGTGGCCATGAGTTAATGGGTGATGGTGGGAGTGTAGGACGGGTCAGTAGAGAGTAGGACTTAGAGCCCTGCCGCAGTTAAACGAGCTTCCAGACCTTCGATTTTCCGGAGAGCTTCCTGCAGCGCAGCCGTCAGCAGGGGCACCAGCTTGCTCTGGTCGATTCCTTGGTAGACGGGGTTGCCGTCAGCATTTACTTCATCCTTGGTGCCAGTGACGCACTCAGGGACAACGGCCTGTGCTTCGTGGGCGATGAAGCCGTCAACGGTGGTGCTTGGGTCAGCGATGAAGTTGAACTGGCTGGGCTTAAGTTGATTGACGCGATCAATGGCGCCGGTCAGGGGAACGACGTTTTCTTTAAGGCGATAGTCGGAAGATGTGTTGTAAGCGGTGGCGCTCGCCGTAACAGAGATGCTTCCTACTTGGCCAGGGTTAGTAGCTGTTGATCCATAGGAAAAAAGTACGACATCTCCGGTAGTTGTATTACGGGCAAAAGCTCCAGATGGATTAGACGTTCGGTTTGAAGAAAGATAACCTCCTGCACCAAGCTCAATGCCAGTACCATCAGCAAAAGAGAGGGTAGGGTTTGTTACGCCAACGGCAACAGTGCCACCACTCGTAATCCTCATCCGCTCCGTCGGGCTGCTCGCTCCGTCGGCGGTAGTGGAGAACACTAGTCTCGACGGGTAGTCACTGCTCCCCCAGGTCGCATCAGATAAAGCCGCAATTCTTGCACCAACAGAATTGTCATTCCCGCCAAAATCTATGTAACCAAGATCGGCGCCAATATTAGCTCCAATTGTACTAGCCGAAAGTCCCCGTCGTAGGAATATTTTGCCTGATGCGGTTGACCCCGTTGCATCACCTTGGATTTGAAGTGTGGCATCGCCTTGCGCAGTAGACGTGCCAACTAACAGGCGTCCCGAGCTGTCGATGCGGACGCGCTCATTGTTGGCAGTTTCAATTATGCAATTGCTTGATGAATCAATAGCAATTTTTCCTTTCTCAACGCCACCACTTCCAAAGCGCAAGTTGCCAGCACCTGAGGCTGGATAGATTCTGATTTCTCCTGCAACATCTAATGCCGACCCAGGCGTGGTAGTGCCAATCCCTAGTCCAGTTGACGTAAGGCGCATCCCAAAAACATCTGCGCTGCTGTAGGTGTAAAAGTCAAGGCTGTGAATGTTAGAACTTGCGCCTCTAAAACCTTGAATACTTGCCGATCGACCACTTGCACCACCAAATCGAAGGATGCTTGTGGTTGCGTTGTTACCTGCGTCGCTTTCGATGTAGACAGTTGCTGCGCCACCAGTTTTGGCAACATTTAACTCAGACTGAGGGCTACTAGTCCCCAGACCTAAGCGGCCCGAGCTGTCGA